GCACATAAGGCGTATAGTTAAAAACAAATCTATTTAAGTCTTGGTAAATACGAGTATCGCCAGTAATTTGCAAGCTATTTTTAACATCTTGAACTAAAGGTCTGCTTGTAAATTTAGGTGTTATTACAACTGTGCTTTCGCCAAATGCATCTGTTGTAAATGATAAAGTATTAACAGTAACATTTTCATAGCGTGAAATAGCCATTTACATCACCAATGGTTTGTAAGGTCTTAATAAAGCATCAATTCCTATAGGAAGTTCTGCCAATCTACCAACTGTTGTTTCTGATCTGTTGTTATATAAATGCGTTAATAATAACAATCCAGCTTGTTTAATGACTGGATATTGAGATAAGAAACTTGGTTTAACAGTAAAATTAACGACTAATGGAGCAGTCATATTTTGATTAAAGTTAGTTGGTAAACTTGCTAAAACAACTTTATTACCAGTAGGATCGTAATACCAATTGCCATTAGATGAACTAACAGGCGTTAAAACAGGCGTTTGTGCATCATCAAAAAAACTAACTGAATTAACTACAGTATTTCCAGCACCTTGTGAAACTTCTGGTAAATCTAGGCAAATTGGACTGCCATATAAAGAACTTGTTGCGTAATAAGTTTGAAATGTAATTGGGAATATTGGTAAGCCCAAATAATCCTCAATATGCATCCTAACTGCTAATTCAAGATCACTTAAATATGAATCTTGACTGTCATCACCAAACAAATTTAATTGATTGGTGATTTCCGTCAATGTAAGCCAGCTTGTTGATAAATCCCTTCCTACTTGTTCAATTTTCTCATAGTTAAAAGGATTTCTTGTTGGCGCAAGAAACACTCCACCATAAGCAAGAATATCGCTAGTGGTAGCAGTTGTCATTATACGCCTTTCAAGAATACGCCAGCAAATGGATCACGAATTGTGGATACCATACGCTTTTCGGCATAGATATTTATAAAGCCCGGTTGAGTTTGTTCAAACATCTTAAATGTCATTTCCTCTGTATCGCCAATGGTCATAAAACGATCCCAATTTGCTAATACGCATGAAATGTTACCAGTTCCGGGAGCGGCTAAATATGGATTTGGGATCACAGGGAAACCAAATAAATTAGCAACTGCACCGCCATTTGAATTACCAACTTCTAAATAAACTGGCATACCAACTGTATCTTTAAGAACACGCAATTCTAAAATAAGTGATGGATGAATATGCCAAGCAGTTGTAGGTAATGCCCAATATTGAGCTGGTAAAGCTGAAGCCATATCTGCTAATGAATCATAATCAATTGCAGTTGTGCTATGAGTTACTGTAGCAATTGTATGAATACCATTAGTGCTTGCAGTTCCACTTGAACCAAATGATGCAGTAGAACCAGTATTGTAAGTTGGTAAACCTCTTAAACCAGAAGTTGCACCATAAGCAGTTGTTGATGAACCAGATTGATCGTTATTTAAAGCCATAGATTGACCTTCTAACTGACTAAATTCAAGCATTAAGTCATTAACAAGAGCTTCTTCTAATGCATTAACATCAGTTAAAACTGCACTACGAACTGGCAAAACTGCTGATAAAACACGAACTGGCAATTGCCAGATAGATGTAGCAATATTTGGTGAACCACTATTAGGCACAACTGTATATCCAAATGGATTAGTTGAATTTGCCGCATTACCAACTTTTGCTACGAATTGAGCATCAGAACCATTAACAATAATTTCTCGGCTTCCCATACGGAAAGGATTGGCATAACGAAGTGCCGCAAATGCTTCATCAAATATTACCTTACCACCAACGCCGCTACCTGAACCAGTAATGTTAGATGCTTCGTTAATTTGTTCAGATTCTTGTGCATCTTTTTTAGATTTTTTATCTTCTCTAAAGCTAACTTTTGATTCGCCTTCGAGTATAGCTTGTTTTATACCTTCTAAAACTTTTTTAGATGCTTTCATAATTTTTTCCTAATTAGTTAAAAAAATAGGCGGCGATTAAACCGCCTATTCCTTCATTAAAACTGCTATTAGTTAGTAGCAGTTGCAGTAGAACGATAACGAACACCAGCAAATGGATCAACAACTGAAGTGCATAGTCGTTTTTCACCATAGAATGTAATGTAGCCCGGTAAAGTTTGATCATATCTACGCAAGATCATATTTAAACGATCAACGATAGTATGGAATCTTGACCAGTCTGCAAAATACATTGGGTATTTGCTTTCTGTGCCTACAGATGCAGTAGTTCCTGTTGGTAAATCAACATATTTATTAACTACAACATCAAAGCCAAGTAAAGAACCAACGATACCATCTTCACGAGCTAAACCATCAATGTAGATTGGTCTGCCTTGTAAATCTGTTAAACCACGAATTGCTGAAAGCATGATTGGGTTGATAACAAATTTAGCATTAGGTGTCCAATATTGTTGTGGCAAGCTATAGATGAAATTAACAATATCAGCATAAGTAACTGCATTAGCAACTACATTATCGCCGTTTGATGTTAATTGATCGTATGTGCTTAATGAATGTAAACCACTTGTTGAGCCTGTGCCTGATGAACCAAAAGCCGCAGTAGTAAATGTGCCGCCTGTGTAAGATGCATTAGCACCAGCATATTGATTTAAACCACGCAAGCCATTTGAACCACCATAAAGAACAGTAGCTGGATCAGCTTGGTCATTGTTTTGAATCATTGATAAGCCTTCTTGTTGGCTAAATTCAGCTAACATATCATCAACAACATTTGATTCTAAACCATCGATGTCATCAAGAGCCGCAGTTCTGATTGGGAACTGTGTATTGATGTCTTGAAGTGTTAATTGCCAAATGTTTGTGTTTTCTGTAGTTGGGTTAGGAACACCAGAACCAGCAGAAGTATTGTTGTTGATTGGATAACCCCACATAGCACCAGCGTTACCAACTTTAGCACGGAATTGATATGTTGAACCATCAGTTGCAACAGAACGAGATACACCACGCATTGGGTTGATTAAACGAAGTGGATGGAATACTGGATCGTAGAATGTTCTACCACCGACACCAGCACCAGAACCAGTTAAACCAGAACTTTCCTTGATGTATGCATCATATTGTGAAGCATCTTCAAACATTTTGATTTCTTTTTCAAATCTGCCGTTTGTTTTAATAAAGCTGGCTAATTGTTCTTTAACCATTTTATTAACATCACCACGAACAGTTTTTTCAATCTTAACGATTGCTGGAGCTTGAACTGAAGCAACTTTCGCTTCAAGTGCTTGCACCTTTTCATCAAATGAAGCAACTGTAGCTTCAAGTTTTTCATCTACTGACTTGATGATTTCTTCTTGACGAGCTAAAGTTTTTTCTTCAATTGCGTCTAGCTTTTGAATAATTTTATCTGACATAATTTTTCCTTATTTAAGTCGTTTGTCTAATTTCTTTAATAATGAACGCTCTTTGAGAGCTTCCAATATCGCCTTTTCGTCATCCGCATCAAACTCACTTTGACTTGGAGCGGTTTCAACTTGTTTCTTAACTTCATCACGAATTTTAAGAATTTCATTGAACTTGCTAGATGCGGATGTAGCATCTTTCTTTGAAAGCCCAGCTTCACGCAATGCTTTCTCGATATGTTTAAGATTAGCAGTTCCATCTTCTCTAAAAAATTCTAATTTTTTAACTTCAGCCATTGGATTATTAGGTTGCATTACGATTGATACTTCTTTTAAACCACCTTTAGTGATTTGGAAATATCCATTTTCATAATCATCATCAGATGTATCTAATGGTGATCCTTCATCATTAACCATTTGGTATTCATCAGCCCATGCACCTACTGAAACACCACCAACCATTGCTGGTGATTCTTTCATAATTGTATAAAGGTCTTTACCAGCAGTTGTATTAGTAAAAAGTTTGCCTTTACCTAACATTCCTGTGTCATCAAATTCAAATGATGTCCATTCGCCAACTGGCATTGACATATCATTGTGTTGGAAATACATAGGTAATGGTTTACCAGATTTAGCAAATTCATCAGCCCATGCTTTAAATGGTTCTGGCTGATAGTTGAATTTACGACCATCTGCACCTTCTCTTGCACCCCATGTAGTTAGCATGGCTTCAATATTGCCGCTAGGCATTTCAGCTTCATCAGCAGAAACCCCTAAAGCAACTTTAGCTTCAAATACATACTTGCTATATTTACTTCGTAAATCTTTAGTCATTGATTGGCACTCCCTTATTTTTCATTCCGTTGGTTTCAATCGGTTTCTTTTTGCGTTTGTTAGCCGATTGGGTTAATAATTTAAGCAAATCTTCTAGTGTCATTATGCTTTACCAGCTCTGCCAGTTTTACCAACAGAAGATGTATTTCCGCCACCGCCTGTATCTTGTGGTGATGATCCGGTTATGTCTTTTGGTGCGCCGCCTACTGTAATTCCTTGTGGTTTAGTAGCTTGTAATTCATCGCCACCTTCTTTGTTCTCGTAACCTAAATATTCACGAGCTTCATTAGGTGTCATTATACCAGCAGATATACCAGCAACGGCAAAATTCATTTGATCGATTGGTGCGCCTTTAAGAAAATCTTGTGTCTGAAATTTAATGCATAGATTTGGATATCCAGCTAACAAACTTGTCTTAAATTTTTGTTCAATATTAATAATCAATGGATTCATTGTAGATTTATAAAATTCATCTAACAATGTTTGTGTGTTATTGAACTTACCACTATCCATTCCAATTAAAGCTGGCGGAACACCAAACAATCCACAAATTCTTTTCATAGTTTGCATCTTCAATTGAGCCGCTTCAGCATCTTGAAGTGTAAGCATATGAATTGGAGTATATGTCATACCATTATCAAGCAAGATTGATTGACCGGGCTTGCTTTGATCAGTTGATCTTGAGCCAGTCATTGAAGCCCATGCTTCTTTTAGTCTTGCGGCAATCTCTTTGTATTTAACATCTGGAATAACTTGAGTTGTTGTAAACATTCCAGAAGGTTTAGCACCATTCATCATTACAAAGTTGGCATAGTTATCAATGTCTTGATCTAAACCAATTAATTCTACGGCTAATGTGCCTTTATTGAAGCCGGCTGAACCTTGCCAAGCCGCTTCTTTTAAATGAATCACTTGCCAATATTCTAATGGAGCTTCTTTATTAAATCCATATGTAGAAGTAGATAATCTATATTGTGGATAACGAGTTGGAGTTAATTGAGCGGTGATTAAAGTTGAATCTAATATATACATTTCCAATGGAGTTAAAG